AAGAATATCAAAAATTACTTTTGTTGTACAAGAAGCAAAACCTAATAAAAGATTTAATAAGCGTATATGACGCAATCCTTGAAAAATCACTAAATGGCGATAATGCAGCAGTTAAAACGTTAATTTCATTACAGCAGGAAATAGATAGGTTGTATAAAGAAATTAGCGATGAGAAGCCAAAACAGGAGGAAGAAGAACAAGAAGATGATGGACTAATCATTGAGTAGGTGGTGACAACATGGCAAAAAAGAACTTAACAACAGAAGAAAAATTGCAAATAATTAACAGTGATCCAATTTTATGGCTTAAAAATTTTGTAAAAATTGTAAATAATCAAGGTGAATTAGTACCATTTATCCTAAATGAGGAACAGGAACATTTTGTAAGAAATATGGGTAAGTACAACATTATCCTAAAAGCGAGACAAATAGGATTTACGACTTTGTCTTTAGGAGTAATGCTTTATTACGCTTGCACAAAGCCGAATACTCATTATTTAATGTTATCTTATGATACAGTCAGTACACAAAACATATTCAATCGTTTAAAAGATATGTATGAAACCATACCCGACAAATATAAAGTTCCACAAAAGAGAATGAATAAATTAGAATTACTACTACAAAATGGAAGTAGAATATCAGTTAAAACTGCAAGTGTGAAAGAATTAGGAAGGTCTTTTTCATTACAAATGATACATTGTAGTGAATTCGCATTTTGGCCAGCAGAACAGCAGGAAAGAGGGCTTATTGCATTAGAGCAAGCGCTTTTAAAAAATGAGGACAGCAAAATCATCATTGAAAGCACAGCAAATGGCATAGGTAATAATTTTTATAAAATTTTCACAGATGCACAAAAAGGCAAAAGTAAATATAAAGCATTCTTTTATTCCTGGTTAGGTGATGGAGCTAAAAAACAATTCAAAAGCGAGTACAAAATAGCGGAAGAATGGTATAGAAGTCAAAATCATGGGAGAAGACAATCAAGCGATGATTTATTACCTGAAGAAAAGAAATTAAGAGAATTAGGAGCAACTTATTCGCAACTGATGTGGAGAAGGTGGAAACTACAGGATATGAGTATTGAAGATTTTCAACAAGAATATCCTTCAATTCCTGAAGAAGCTTTTATAACTACAGATGTAGGAGTATTTGACGCAAAAATTATTACAGAACGCTATTCTTCATTATTAGAACCACTGAAATTAAGTGAATTAGAAAAAGAATTACCTAATTCACTAATTCCATACTTTGGAAAAGGATTATACATCTATAAAAACGTGAAGAAAAATGAACGCTATTATGCAGGTATTGACACCAGCGGAGGGCTTAAAAATGATTATAGTGCTATTTCTATCTTAAATACTGAAGGTGAGCAAGTAGCAGTATTTTACAGGAACGACATACCAATTTATAAATTCACTCAAATTGCTTATGATTTAGGAATGTATTTCAATTACGCTATGTATTTGATAGAACGCAACAGTTATGGATTGGATTTAATACAGCGCTTAAGAAAAGAGATGGGATATTTACAAGTGCTAAAAACTAAAACATGGGACAATGCAACAGGAAAAAAGAAATGGGAATTTGGATGGACCACTTCAAGGGTAAATAAAGTAAAGATGATAAATGACCTTAAAGAAGTTTTTGAATTAGGACTAATCTTAATTAATGACAAAGAAACGCTTGACGAAATGAAAACTTTTGTCGAAATTGATGGAAAACTTGAGAATGAAAAAAGACAATATCATGATGACCTTGTAATTGCTTTAGCTTTAGCAGTGCAATGTATGAAAAGTGGTAGATGGTACATCTAAAACGCTTAATTTTGACTTATAAACGATTTTAAATATAGGGGGTATAGTTTTATATGGCTAAAATAAAAAAAGACGCTATAAAGCTTGATGAGACGCTTGTAGAATTAAAATTTTGGCTGAAAGGGTATAGAGAGCCGATTATTATTTACACGACAGCTACACAATCATGCGATTTTGTGGATTTTGTCTATCAGAACAGAGCGGTAGTTAGAACTAAAAGCGATAAAGAAAAATTTGAGAAAAAATTTTATATTTTTGACGACTATAAACGTAAAGAAACGGTATTGATTTCGCTTGATGATATAAAAGCGATGTCAATACCTTTTTTCATTGATGAAGGAGAAGAATATAACTTTAAAATTTTAGAAAGCAGATAGGAGGTAAAAATATGACTTTACAAGAATACATTAACTATTTTTATGCAGGAAAGCCAAATTGGTTTTTAGAAGAAATTTCAAGTGGTTGGCATATAAAAAGAATTAGCAACATTCTGAACATAAAACAATATTTGGATGGCAAGCACAAAATACTTGATAGACCCAATGAAGTTTTTAGCGGCAGAACGATTGAGACAAAAAAAATAATTTTAAGTTATGCTAAAACAATAATAAACTTTCAAACAAGCTTTTTACTAAAAAATCCTGTAACCTTGACTTGTCCAGATAGTAAAACATTGGATGTTTTTAAAAACATTTATGAAAAAGGCAATTATGATTTGATAGATTATAAAATATTACAAAATATGATAAAGTATGGTGAAACCTATGAATATATTTATTTGGATAAAAATGGTATAATAAAATCTAAAATAATAGATAGTGCGGATGGATACCCGATTTATGACGATGAGATGAATTATTTGGGCTTTATTGAATACTATAACATAAATGGAATATCTTATTATATCATTTTTACCGATGATACAGTTACCAGCTATAGCGACATAGGAGGAGAATTACACAAAACAGGGCAGTATAAAAATTTATCAGGATTACCGATTGTTTATAGAATACCTTCAGAAACAGACCCATTAACAGGCAGGAGCGATTTATTAGATTATATTGATATATTGGATAGCATGGAGGATTTAATAAGCAAATATTTTGACGCATTTTACAAGTATATAACAGGTATTCCAGTAGTAAAGGGTATGAAATTGGCTATCGATAAACAAGGCAATGGAGCAATAGATAAAAACGTTGTAGGATATGCTTTACAACTTGATGAGGGAGCAGATTTTGAATTTGTACAAAATAAGACAGATATACAAAGTTTTAAGGTATTATTCAACACGTTAAAACAATCATTACTTGACATTTCGTGCACACCAGCAGTAGCAATAAATAGTACAGATATAAGCAATTTGTCAGAGGTAGCGATTAAAATGCTTTACAGTATGGCGGAAATTAAAGGCAGCATGAACTCAAATTATTTAAAAGAGGGATTTTATCAACGATGGGCACAAATGCAGAAGATATTAAAAACGCAGAATATTAACGTTGATATAAGCGGATTAGATTGTACATTTAAGATGAATATACCACAAAATAGCAAGGACATTGTAGATGACTTGAAGAAGCTTAAAGAAATAGGTGGTATATCATTACCGACATTGTTAGCAAACAATCCTTACGTATTTGACGTTGCAACCGAATTAAAGAATTTGGAGAATACACAAAATGTAGTAGATGATGAAAATAAATAACACAAGATATGGTAGATGTATGGTTTGGCGGGACGCAAATAGTCCCGCTTTATCATGCTAAAGTGAATAATTACGATTGGTTTAGTAGTAAATAGTATTAATTGAAAATAATTATTAATTGAGAATCATTATCAATAAGAGATTTGGTCGAAAAATTTCGGCGTGTTATGATTTGTTATAATCGTGCTACTTTTTAAAAATGATATTTTTTTATGCAACAAGGGAGGATATAGTATAATTTTCAGAAAATTATTCAAATTTACAAAAATAATTTCCAATTTAGCAATATTTTAAACAAATTCCATAAAATAGGGTACAAAATTGGTAATTGCACTTGGAAACGTAAATTTCTAAAAAATAGAAAAATCACTGAAATACTTGATTTTACTGCATTTGAGGACACTTTAGCTTAGTAAATTATACGAAATTTTAATTTTGTATAATTAGGTTTTTGTAATAAAATTTTGATTTTATAACCTATCATTACCCCATTTTGGGAAAAATTGGGCACAGCTAACCCATTTTTTACCGCTCAAAATAAAAAATATTTATTCAGATTTTTTTATTTTTATACAAAATATTACTAATATTTTCCATAAAATACAATAAAATTTTCAAAAAATGCATACAAAAAAACCGCTACTTTAACGCTAAAAGTGGACAAAAAAGACGCTTTTTTCAAAAAATTACCAATAGGAGGTTTTAATATGAAATTTGATAATATAGTTTCAGTAGTTCGAGAAAGCATTAGAATATATTATCCGAATAATGTCTATACAGAAACCGATTATCTTCACGATTTGGAATTAATCAATCAAGGCAAATACAAATCAATGGCAGAATTAAGACAACATCAACAAGAAATAGATATAAAGAAAATAAGAGTTTCTAATTTCAATAATCTTTACATTTTTTTGGAAACAATGAATTCATCTAAAAGCGTTAAACTTCAATACCAAGATGGCGTAATTTATAAAGTTGATGGTCTTAAAAAAGAATTAGTTGATAAGCAAAAATTAGATGAAATAATGAAATATCTTCTAAATTAAAGGAGGTCTTAATATGACAAATTTAGAACGTCTCAAAATGGAAATCAAAGGTATTGACTATACAAATGATGAATTATCGATTTATCTACAAGAAAATAACTTAAATCCAGACGATGTATATGACCCTAATAACAGAATCAATCACAGAAACATACTCAAAACCGCTTTAGCCATTCTTGAGAGTGTGGCAAACAATCCGCAGTTGATGAAAGAATACAAAACTGACGATATGACAATTACACAATTTTCAGAAAATTTACAGAATCGCATTGATGCTTTAGAGAGAAAAATAAGACAAATTTCAATAAATGACACTATAGACAGCACAGGAGCAAGCTTTACATATCTTTTTAAGAATTAGGGTATACCCTAAAATATTATTTTTTTGAATTGCTTAAAAGTGGCTTTTTAATATGTTTTTAAGCACATTAGTCAAAATTGATTAAAAGTGGCTTCTTAATATGCTTAAAATACAATT